AATTAATTCTGATATCATAGGGAAAACAAAATTACATGCTTGCCGTGTATAGGATGAATAAGTAGACATTGAATCACCTATTTTACCTCTTGACATTTTAATTCGTAATTTTTCTTTTTTTTCTTCAATATCTTCAAAGTAATTATATATTTCTTCTTGATATGTATCCATAAGAACATTTACATAATGAATAATTTTTGTAGCATATTTATCTGGTGTTGCACCAATATAATATGATACTAATCCTAATATACGTCGTTGAAATAAATTTTTTGTATTTTCATTTAATGATGCGAAATTAGTAGAACTTATAAATAATTGTTCAAAAATAGCTTCTGATGTTGGAAATGTTTCAGGTCGTAATAAATTAAATATTAATGCAAATTCAAATGGTGTATTTACTACAGGTGTTGCAGATAATAATACTATTCTTGTATTAATATTATCTTTCTTTTCTTGTTGTATATAATCATATATTATTTGTGCACGTTTACCTTTTTTAGATGCTACATTATTATATACATTAGTAATAAAACGGTGAACCTCATCAATAACAAATAATGATGTTTTACTTGAATCAGCTTTTCTTACTTTTTCTAAGAAATCTCTATCAGCAAATGGTGAATCATAATGAATAAATATAATATTTGCAAATCTTTTATCAAAATCTTCTTTTTTCATCCATTTATTAATATCTTTAATCCATGGATCATCGTGTAATGATGCAGGAATTAATAAAAAAATATTCCATTTTGGTGTATAATTATATAATATATTATAAATATTTATCATTGTATTTGTTTTACCAGAGCCAACTCCGTGATAAATTAATAAATCTTTGAATGGTGATTGATAATTTAAATATTGTCCAATAAATTGTTGATATAATGTTAAACTATCTGTTTTCTTCTCATTACATGGATCTTCGCCTTCTTTTCTAATAATTTCAGGTAGTATATATTGTTTAAAGTTATTCATAACCCATAATGGGAATACTCTACCATTTTGTTCCCAATTTATATTTATTTTAGACATTTTCTATTATATATTATAATAGAAAACATCTAAATTATTTTTCTAGTTATTTCATATATTTATCTTAATCCTGTTTTGAAATAAGTATTTGTAAAATCTATAATTCTTCCTGTATTATTTATAGCCTGTAATATCGCAAAAATAATAAATATGATAAAGACCATAAAAAATAAAGCAATAATCCAAAATGGCGATGGAGAAGAATCATCAAATGATTGTATTTGTGGACGATTAAGTGGTGGTGGAATATTTGTTGTTGATGGATTACATTGTTTAAAATCTGCAGAATTATATTTCCATATTTTATCATCATATGCTTTTTTTACACTATCACAAGTATAACAATCATCTATTGGTTTTGCACCATAACATGATGAAAAAGTATTATTTAATAGTGGTGGTATATTTGTTGTTAATGGATTACATTGTTTAAAATCTGCAGAATTATATTTCCATATTTTATCATCATATGCTTTTTTAACACTATCACATGTATAACAATCATCTATTGGTTTTGCACCATAACATGATGAAAAAGTATTACTTGTTAATAAACTATTCATTATATAAATTAAATATAAAATAATTTTTGTATAATAATTAATTTTTACATATTAATTTCGTTGAATCTGTTTTATAATAATTTCTATTATACATTAATTCACAATCAAATGCGGATTCTTTTAATGCCAATTCAAATTCTTCAATTAGTTTATTTTTTTCTTGTGCCATAGACCATATATATTGATCAACAGTTTTAATACCTTTATAAGTTGCTAAATATAAATATATTTTAACAATACGTTTAGATTTGGGTATATCTTTATGAGAACAAAATCTCACAGCACGACCCATGATTTGTAATAAACGAGACATATTCCAGTATGGTTCTAAAATATGAACTTGTTGAACTCTTAATAAGGAAACACCTTCTTTTATAGATGGCGATCCTAATATTATTTTAATAGATGATCCATCTTTATTATTTTTTTGATTAAATACATATTTAATTTCTTCTTTTAATTTTAGTGGTTCATCACCAGACCATATTGCAAATCTTTTTGCACCTTCACCATAATCTTTATAATTTTTCCATCCATGATATTCTAGAAATGTGATAATACATTTAATACCACCTAATTCTTTAAAATTAGAATAAATAAATATGGGTCCTGTAGCTTTTATTATTTTTTTATACATTTTAAAAAATTTGCTTGAATATTCACCTATATTTTGTATTTGTAATATATCACCTCTAAAAGAACTAAAACCATTATCACTAATTGATTTATTAGGAAAAGCAATATTAGAAATCATTCTTGGTCCTAAATAAAAATTTTGAGACATATTTAATATATCTACATTCTTAAAAGATCCTCTTACAAAATTACTATCACTACTTAATGCAGTTAAATAACTTTTATATTGAAAATCACTCATAGTGCATTTTATTAATTTAAATTCTGTTTTAGGATAAGCTATAGGTGGTGCACCTCTATAATAAGAAATTAAATTTTTAATTTTACTTCTAAAATCTGGCATATTGATAACTTTATAATTTGTATTATTTGTAACTTTAATATAATTTTGATTAAAATCTGCTATGGGTAATAAATTATCTTTTTTTAGTAGATTTAATGTTAAGGCTATTTCAACTGGTTTATCAAACATGGGTGTTGCACTTAATAATAAAATTTTTAATGTATCATTTGATGCATTTATTACCTGTGTTAATAATTTATAAAATGTTCCTGACATTGATATCATATTTTGCACTTCATCAATTATAAGTAATGTATTATTTAAATTTTTAATTTTATTATCTTGAATAAGTGCAGCAAATTTATGATATGAATAAATTGTATAATATTTTTCTATTCGTTCATTTGATTTTATAATTATATTTTCATATAAAACATCATCTTTATTTAATTCTTTTAATTTTTGACGTTCTATAGGTGTAAGATATTCATCACCAGGACATTCAGATCTTAATTCATTTACAAAATTACCTATTAATGCAGCAGGTAATACTACCATAATATTAAGTTTTTTTTTAAATTCTTCAGCTATTGTAATTGCAGTGCATGTTTTACCAGCACCTATTTGGTGAAATATTAATATACCTCTAATACTTGGATCTATTTTCCATAAACTAAATTCACTTTTTAATAATTCAGGTAAAAATTTCTGTTGTGGTTGTAAAGTAAATTTTTTAGGTAAACAGAAATCTTCCATCGTTTGATTATCTAAAGGAATTTTATATTTTTTAAATTCTTTGCTTATAGATACATTAGTTTTTTTTGTCATATTATGTATAATTAAATAATCTTAGATAATAGTTATAGATTAATTTTATTTCTGCTAATTTATTTTTTAGTTCTTCTATTTTCAATTTACATATATTTGTATCATTAATTAAATTTAATGATAAATTAGAATTAATATAACTAATTTGTTGTATCATATTATTATATTTTAATAATTTAATTAATGATTCATATTTTGTTATACTTTGTTCTAATTGTATATTATAATAAGCAATATATTTATATAAAAGCCATAATATTTTATAGATTACTAATTTTTCATCTTTATCAGATGTTATAATAGTAAACGCATCATGAACTATTCCATTAAATATATAATGATCCCATGTATTCACACAACGTGTCATTTTAAAATTATATATAAAATTATATAATAAATATAATAAAATTCAATATTTTTATTATTATGATGTAATAATAAAAATTAACTATTTTAATTATGATTAATAATAAAATTCAATATTTTTATTATTATAATGTAATAATAAAAATATATAATTTATAATTTATATAAAATAAATTATTTAATTGCTGTAAGCAGTGCCAGCCATGCCACTCATTACACGGAGAACGTTGTAGTTCTGAACATAGACATTAACTAGCGAGCTAGCTGGAACAGATCCAGCAGTGATATTAAGGGTGGCATTATCAATGCGGGAGAAGTTGCATGAACCAGTTGGCTGATGGTCCTCAGCCTTGAGCGCAAATGAATATACGTTAATGCCATCAGCAGGAGTATTGCTGAAATGCTGAGCTGGCTGGACATAGTTGAAGTAGCTCCCATCACGCTCCTGGAATCGGTCATGACCGTTTAACTGGAGCTTGGCGCTAACACACGGGTTAACAGAGCCATCAAGATTCATGCCATAATTGTGGTAATTGACAACATTCTGCGTTAATGCATCTAAAAATGCATTTGCTGCAGGAATATGTGCAGCTGAGCCACCGCCAGTAATAACACTTACTAATGCCTTTAAGGCAGACACATTCAAAGAGATATCTGCTAATGTTAAAGTATTTTTAGTAATAATAATATTATCAAGTACCTTAGGCATGTTAGTACCAACAGCAGGTGTACCACTAGTATCTAGAGCAATAAACCTTGCCTCAACCTTATCTCTTAATGTTTTTAATCCGGGAGCAGTTCCTAAATCAAGG